GGGCCGGATTCGACGCTCAGGACATGGTGAAGAACAGCTTGTCCGGCAAGGGCAAGGACAGCATGGCAAAGGCGAACGCGCTGTATAAGGCGTTCTATTTAGCTGGCGGCCCGTCGTTTTTGGGTTCCAAGACCGGGTATAAGGGCGGCGACGTGGAAGCGCTAAAGAATATCAGCGGCAACAAGTATGTAGGCCCAATGCTCGGAGCAAGCGCGATTGCCGATGCGCTCGACGCCTACAACGTCATACCGGACAATCACGACTTGTCGTTCCGCATGAACGAGGGAACGCCGAGCCTGATGTATACTTACCGATGGTAAGCCGTAGCTTTGAACGGCCAAGGCGATGCGTCACAGAAGGGTGTAATGGAACCATCAGACGATCAACAACGGCACGATACTTCTGGACCTGCCCCGTCTGTCGCATGTGGTGGGTCATCGAAGAAGAAAAAGAAGCCCCTAAGCGCGGAAGAGATCAGGAAAAGCCTCGAAGAACTCGACCGGCAAGAGCTTGCGCTTCTCCAGAAGAAGCAGAAATACTTTGAGCAGAACCAGATCCTCACGTTTGTCCCGCACCCGAAGCAGCAGGCATTCTTCGATGCGGTTGCCGACGAACGAAAGAAGGTAGTGATATTCCAGGGAGGCAACAGGTCTGGCAAAACGACCAGCCTTATCGTCGCCATTGTCTCCCTGATGCAGGGTGGGTATGCGTGGGACACGAGCGTAAAGCTCAGGTTCAGGCCGCCCATCAAATGTCGCCTTTTCGGTGAAGACTGGACGCATCACGTCGGGCAGGTGCTCATACCTGAACTCAAGCGGTGGATGCCAGCCGCCCAGGTGAAGATGACGAAGAAGAACAACCAGGGAATTGATTATTTCTGGGAGATGAAGAATGGGAGCATTCTGGAGATCATGACCTATGAGCAGCAGACGGATCAGGTTGAAGGGTGGTCCGGTCACGTCGTTGGCTGCGACGAGCCGATGCCACGCGACAAGTACATCGCAAACAAGCGCGGGCTCGTCGATTACAACGGCCTGTACCTCATGTCATTCACTCCGCTCAAAGAACCCTGGATCAAAGACGAACTCATCGACAACCCGGACTCTTCCATCGCAACATTTTTCGTTGACACTGACGACAACCCGCACCTCTCCGCCGCCGCCATTGAGGAATTCACCAAAAGCCTCACCGACGACGAAAAGGCTTCAAGACTGCACGGAAAGTGGATGCACCTTCAAGGGCTGGTATACAAGGAATTTGACAAGAACGTGCATTGGATTGATCCATTTAAGCTCACGGACGCATTTTCGGTTTACGCGGCAATTGATACGCACCCCCGGACGGAGCAGGCTGTTTCGTTCCTTGCTGTCGATAAGCGCGGCATGTATTACGTGGTTGGCGAGCGCTTTGAACACGGTCGCCCTGAAGATGTTGCGGACTGGATCGTCGAATTCCACGACAATACCCACAAGATCCACCGCGTCCTTATTGAACCAGGAAGCAAGGGAGACCAGAATCGGGGAGACAGCACCTATGACATCATCAACAAGCGTCTGTCGAAGCACGGAATCGCCCTGGATCTCGGGAGCAAAGACATGAACTCAGGCATCCTCGCGGTGAAAGAGGCGCTAAAAACCAGGAACGGGCTTCCTTCGCTGTTCATCTGGAACACATGCCCGCGCCACCTGTTTGAGTTCACGCACTACATTTGGGACGACTGGAAGTCCGACATCAAGACCGAGAAGAACAAGCCGAGGGACAAGGACGATCACATGCTGGAAAACCTTCGGCGGCTCATTCTGCTCAATCCAATTCATATCGAGATCGGTGCCTTCTCAACGTATAGGCCGATGGAAACGGGGGTATATTGATGGAAGAAGGCATGACGAGCAAGACCGAAGTTGAAACCTCGAAGCTCCCTCCCGAGACGAAGGAAAATGAAGAGATCAAGACACGTTGCCTGCGGTACATTCAACAGTGTCAGAGCAACATGGAACAGCTTCAGCTTGAACGCGAAGCGATCCTGAAATCGTACCAGCGCGAGAAGTACGGCAACGAGGTCAAGGGCCGCTCGCAATTCGTCATGTCGGACGTGTACGACACGGTTGAGTCCATCATGCCAGCCCTCATGCGTGTATTCTACGGCGGACAGGACGTGGTGAACGTCAACCCGGTCGGGCCTGAAGACGAACTGAAGGCGAAACTGATGGAGCAAAAGGTCAACAACGACTTCCAGAAGCGCATCAACGGATTCCAGGTCTTGTATGACTTCTTCAAAGACGCCCTGATGTTCAAGACAGGAGTTGTGAAGTGGCGTTGGCAGGAAGAGTACAGGATTGACGTGGTGAACTACGAGCGTCTCACGGAGTCTGAACTCGACATGATACGAGCGATGCCTGACCTTGAACTCATAGACATCAACGTCGAGTCGGTCCAGGAGACCATGAACGGAGAAGCAACGGCACACAGTTTCTATACCGTGAAGGCGCACAAGAAGACCGACATATCAGGGCCTATCGTTGAGAATCTTCGGTCTGATGAATTCCTGTTTCTCCCTACTACCAGAAAGGTTGCCGACGCGGACTTCATGTGCCATCGGAAGGTCATCAACAAGAAAGAAGCCGCCCGGTATGGGCTTGACCCGGAAGACATAGACGGAGAGATCGCAGACCCGAGCATAGACCCGCTGTATCAGCAGATGTGGGAAGACCTTGGGGGTGTGAATTTCATCACGCCGGACGACAACAAGAACGGAGAGCACGTTTGGTTGTACGAGTGCTACTTCAACGACTACGACGACAACGGGAACAAGGTGCCGAAGATATGCACCATCATCGGAAACCGCATCGTTCAGCTGGACGACAACCCATATGGCAAGCCGCCATTCGCCGTCATCTCTCCGATCCGGGCGCAGCACCGCATGGCCGGACTCAGCATTGCCGAGCTTGTGGTGGACGTTCAGAAGCTCAGAAGCACCCTTATGCGGTATACCCTGGACAACATCTACTACCAGAATAACGGCGTGAACATCATCAATCCGTATCGCATCGACGCCGAAATGCTCAGGACGAACAACGTCCCCGGCGGCCTCGTTTACACGCGGGGCGATTGGGAGCCAACCGGCCACATCTATCCGGTGCCGATCAAGCCCATGCCGCCGTGGGTTGTGAACATCATGGAGTACCTCGACAACAACATCAAGGAAAACCGGACGGGCATCACGAAGTACAACCAGGGGCTTGACAGCAAGTCATTGAACCGGACGGCTTCCGGCATTTCCCAGATCATGTCTGCGGCCCAACAGCGCATGGAACTGATCGCCAGGATATTCGCGGAAGCAGAAGACGGAGTGAAGGCGATCTTCCAGGCCCTCGTGGACATGAACCTGAAGTTCTTCAACCGCTCGATTTCCATTCGCATCAACGACAAGTGGCAACAGATCAACCCGGCGGACATCAGTGGCGATTACGACATCATCATCGACATCGGCGGCGGGATCGGCACGAAGGAGATGAAGGTCAATCAGTTGATGCAGATGCTCGACAAGTACGCACTTATCAACCGCACGTTCCCGAACATCGTCGGCCCTTCGCAAGTCTACAACCTGCTCACGTCGATTTGGGAGAACATGGGGTACAAGAATTCCGGCATGTACGTCGCTGACCCGGCCCTTAACCCCATGCCGCAGATGCCTCCAGGCATGCGCCCCCCAGCGCAGGGTCCTCAGAACGGCCAGCCGATGAAGCCAGAGAACAAGCGGAACGCTAACATGCGTCCGATGCAGAGGCCGGTCCAGGGGCAGATGTTGCAGGGCGGAATGATGGGTCCACAGATGCCGCAGGCACCGCCGCTGGCGATGCCGACACAGCCGGGAGGTAATTGATGCGAGCCAAGGAATTTTCAGCCGTTGATCCGAGCGATACGGAAAGAAACCTTGCGGAGCAGTCACAGATCGGCGCTCAGGCGCGTGATCTTTACGACCACCCGCTTGTGCAACGGTTCCTGAAAGAGACCGAAGATGCCATTGTCACCGGCATCAAGACCACAAGGCCGGACGAATACGAGAAGCGCGAGGATATGTACCGCGCACTCAAGATGGTTGACTCGTTCAAGGCGATGTTGATGCACTACCTGGAAAGAGGCAAGGCCGCCGAAAACATGCTTGCCGACCTTAAAGCAGGGGTGTTTGACGGAATATAATCTCGACGCGCCGACTCCGTCAAGGAAGGCCGTCCAAGGAGGATGCACATGGCAGAGATTGCAAAAGATGTCCAGCAGGGTCTCGACGATCTGACGCAGGACATCGAAGAGTCGCTCGAAACGCCGGAGCCCCCCGAAACCGAAGAGGAAGGGGAACAACCCGACGCGGAAGGCGCAGAGGTAGCAGAAGAGACAGCAGAGACGCCGGAGCCGGAGTACGACGAGCAGGGCAACGAGATCACAAAGCCTGTAATTCGTCAGTATACCGACGACGAAGTTCTCAAAATCCTGGACACGGACGGCAAGCTGGACTCGCGCAGGCTATCGCCTACGCAAAAGCTCATTCAGAAGTCCTTTTCACGATACGCCAACAAGGGCTTTGAACAGATTGCCGCCATGAAACGGGAGCTTGAGGGGCAAAGGGAACAGATTCAGACTCAGCAGCAGATGGCGATCCCTCCGAGATCATTGGAGGAAGCCTATGACCGCGACCCCGACAACGTGCTACGCTTCATCGACCAGCAGATCGCAAGCACAAACCAGCTTGCCGCGAACGATCCGTTCGCCGCGCAGCAGCAGCTTATCAATCTGCAAATGGTCAGGAACCGGCTCGTTGACAGGGCAATGCACACGACCGAAAGCCGCCGGGTTGCGAACGAGGCAGCCACGAATGCGGTGCGCGACGTGCTCAACGCCATTCCTGATTTCGGACCTGAAAAACAGCAAGTCCTTTCGGACTTTGCCATCAAGGAACTCGGATATACCCAGGAAGAGTTGAGAAAGATCACGCATCCGTCAAACGGGAAACTCGCAGCGCAGACCGTGAAGACCATCCATGCGGCGTGGTTTTCCAAGTACGGGGAGAAACAGCAAATGAAAAAGACCGTGGAAGCCAAGAAGGTCGTGAAGCGACCAGTCGTAGAAGGGGCCAGCAGGAAAGACGACGGCAAAGCGACGGCAAACGTCGCAATGAGCCGCGCCACGAAGAAGGCCATCGACAGCGGTGACTGGACTGAAGTTCTGAACCTGAAAGGCGTACTCCCCAAGCTCACGAAGTAGACAAACGAGTGAAAGGAGCCTGAAATGGCCATAGCAACCAATACGTTCACCACGTATGAGGCGATTGGTGTGCGTGAAGACCTCACGGACATCATCGAGAACATCGACCCTGTCGATACGTGGCTCACCAGCAACACGGCGAACGGGTCCGCAAGAACCCGTTACCACGAGTGGCAGACAGACGCCCTGGCTGCGGCAGCCGCAAATGCCGTGATCGAAGGCGATCAGGTGACGGCAACCGCCGTGACCCCGACCGCCCGGACGGGCAACTACACCCAGATCCTCCGCAAGGCGTTCGCAGTTACGGACACCGAGGATCAGGTTGACAAAGCTGGTCGATCTTCGGAGATCAGCTACCAGACCCAGAAGATCATGAAGGAACTTGCTCGGGACATCGAGTACGCCCTGCTCATCAACTCGGCCACCGCGTCCGGCGCGTCCGGCACGGCCCGCACGCTGAAGGGCGTTCTGGGATGGATCTCAACCAACACGGCGTCGGCGTCAGCAACCGGCCTCGACCTCACGGAAACCCTGCTGAACAGCACCCTTCAGACCATCTGGGCGGCTGGCGGCAAGCCCGCGAATGTCCTTGTCGGCGGGTACGTCAAGCGCATCATCTCCGCCTTCACCACGAACACCAAGTTCGTGACGGCGGACGAGAAGAAGCTGACCTCGGCGGTAGATGTCTACCAGTCCGATTTCGGTCAGTTGGCCATCCGGCTTCACCGGCAGCTGAACACCACGCAGCCCGGAACCGTCGTGATCTTCGGCGACATGAAGCTCTGGAGCAAGGCGTGGCTTCGGAAGACCAAGGTGGAACGGTCGGCGCGTGTCGGCCCGTACACTACGGTCTGGGCGGAGTGCGAGCTTACCCTGGAATCCCGACAGGAAAAGGGCGCAGGGAAGATCGTGTCGTGTAAGTCGAGCTAAAGTCCTGGGGCTGGTTTCTAGAGCCAGCCCCATTTTTCTATGCTGATACGCTCAAAGAATCCGAGAAAAGCAGATATTATCACCTACACTCCGGACGGTCTTGTCCGAGCGCAGGGAATGGATGAAGGCATCTGGTCCGCCCGCATCGACGGTGATGAATGCAGGATCTTCCATGCTCAAAAGACGGACGACATCGACCTCCAGAATCACATCGAACGCGAGTCCGGGAACAATGGCTGGACCATCGACAGGTCCATGCGGAAGATCGCCAGCATACCGGCGCTGGAATTCGCCAAGCACCCTGAATTCACTCAGGACGAAGCAACACTGAAGAAGTGGCTCAAGAAAGAGGGGCGCAGATACCTAAGCGTCAAGGGTGGGATATGAGAGAGGTAGACGTAATCATCCCGACAAAGAAGGGTCCGCAGTATCAAACGGCAGTCTCCAGTACGCGGCACATTCCGTTTCCGTTCAAGCTGCACACAATCACCGACGGGGACAGTTGGCCGGAAGCAATAAATATCGGGTTCAATGAATCAACGGGAGACGTTCTGCTTATGGACGACGATATTGTTCTCTTGAAGGACACCTTCAAGCCGATGCTTGACCTGTTCGACAAGGCAGACATTTTCGGGTTCAAGCTGATCTTCCCGGACGGCAGGATTCAACATGCCGGTGGGTTCATAGCCGGGACACAGATGGGGCACATCGGACACGGAGAAGAAGACAAAGGGCAGTACGACGGACCTCTTTATGTGGCGCATTGCACAGCGAGCCTGCTTTACATCAAGAGGCCGGTCATCGAGAAACTGGTCAAGATGTATAAAATGATGGGCGTCCAGTTCGAGGACGTGGAATTCAGCTGCCGTGCACTTAAAGCCGGGTTCAAGATCATGTATACTCCCGGCAAGGCGATCCACGGAGAGTCCGTCACGAAGAAGCGCGATCCGTTCTTTGCCGACATGATGGGGGCGAACTACATGGCGGTGAGGCATACTCACCTGGACGACGAGGGCTTTCAGAAAGTCCTCTCGGGGTATCCCCATGTATAACAGGTTCGAGAAATATAAGATCCTGCGCCACTACGACAAGCTCAAGGAAATAGCTGGCGGCAAGATCGTCGCGCCTGAACTGCTGTATATTTACCCGACGAACGCATGTATGCACAACTGCTGGTACTGCATCATGAAGGAAGAGCGGGCCAACAATGCGTATCTTTCCGGGCTCGTTATGTCGAAGATAGCCTATGATTGCAACAGGGTTGGGATAAAAAGTGTCATCTTCTCCGGTGGCGGAGAGCCGCTGATAAACCCAAACACTAGGGCCACCATTGCGGAGCTTCAGGAATACGGGGTGCGTGTTGGTTTAAACACGAACGGCGTTCTGCTTTCAGGCACGGCCCCTGATTTCGTTCGCGTTTCCATAGACGCCTGCACACCCGAGACGTTCCACGCCATGCACGGCACAGACTTTTTCGATCAGGTCGTTGACAACATCAGGAATTATAAGGGCAAAGAGCTTGGCCTTGCCTTCCTTGTGACCGACGTAAACCGGCACGAAATAGTCCAGTTCGCGGATTGGGCGCAACAGTTCAATCCGTCGTTCGTTCACATTCGCCCGGCGTTTCTTCCCAACATGGCGTCATTCGACTACAGCGACATCAAGGCTGTGGTTGAGCGATACAACAACGTGTTCTTCCGAACGGAGAAGTTCAACGGATATTTCACTCCGCGTTTATACGACAAATGCCGCGCCACTTCGATGATCGGGGTTTTGACCGCTGACGGCAGGTTCGCTGTCTGTCAGGACGTGTTCATCAAGTTCGGAAACTATAACCTGGAATCGTTCGACGAAGCGTGGTTCAGCAAGGCGCACCTATCAGCGATTGAGAGCATCGACATGAAGAAGTGCCCCAGGTGCGTAGAGAACGGATACAACGAGATCATTCAAAATTGCGTCATCGACGACAAGCTAAGGATGGACATTCTATGATAACGATTGGCTACTTTCTCCGGGACGAAGGAGGGTGCGGATATTACCGGCAGGAGCTTCCGTTCAAGAAACTGGCGCAGCACTCCGCCGGAAAATACCGTACCGGAATGTTCAAGCAGGGTGACGCCTTTGGCCGCCTGGAAGAGATCGTTGACAAGTCGGACATCTTCGTGGTGCCGAGGCTCTGCGAGCCAGAATTCATTCAGATGTTCACCGAGCTTCGCAAGAAGGGGAAGAAGTTCATCGTTGACGCTGACGACAATATGTTCAAGGTGAGCCCGCTGTCGCCACACTATAAGGACATGGGCACGGAGAGCGTTGAGATCCTGATGGAAGATGGGGCTGTCAAGATGAAGCTCTGGGAGAACGGAAAGGACGGATTCGACACGGAGAAGAATTCCAAGATGCTTGCCTGCCTCAAGGAAGGGCTGGAAAAGGCCGACCTTGTCACCTGCACAACCCCAATTCTTGCCGACGTATTCCGGCAGTACAACCCGAATGTGCGCGACGTGAGAAACCTTATCG